GATGAAGAGGCAAGCGATGAAGAGGCAAGCGATGAAGAGGCAAGCGATGAAGAGGCAAGCGAAGATGATGAAGAGGCAAGCGAAGATGATGAAGAAGTAAGCGATGAAGAGGTAAGCGAAGCGGATGAAGATGATGAAGAAGAGCAAGAAGAAGATGATGAAGAGGCAAGCGAAGAAGATGAAGAAGAGCAAGAAGAAGATGATGAAGAGGCAAGCGAAGCAGATGAAGAGGCAAGCGAAGATGATGAAGAGCCAGTAGAAGAATCAAAAGACATTTACGACAAATACATCATCGATAAAAATGACATATCTTTCAAGGAATACGCAGACATACCCTTTCTAAAACATAATTATACTATTCTCAATTTCTCTAAAGAACAAGCACATGATGAAATATATAACCTGACCGAACAATTCAACTTCAGAGGTATTCTCTCAGAGATTGAATCTATCGAAAAAGAATCAATCAAGAACGATCCAGAACGCAGTGCCTTTAACAAGATGCTACAAGCTAATTGGTTTATCCCAATCGCCACATATAAAAAGCACAGAATGGATTACGATTTTAGTTCTTTACCAGACTTGGACAGCGAAACTATTGTTCAAACATCCTTAGTCAAATTCATCAAGACTGCTATAGAAACAAGAAAAGCACACTTTCCACTATTTACAAGTAGATCAATAGATATTTTGAGTAGTGATACACAAGTTATTTGGGAAGAGAGCATAACAAGCGAATCAATGCTTGCAGACTTTATAGAATATAGAACATCTAAAGACTTCAAACCACAAAGTCTCATGTGGTCACAAGATAAAGCCGCTGAATACACTAAATCGCAATGGAGCAAATATTTAGAAGATGAAGTTAAAAAGATCATCGAGTTCAAACGATTCATCGAAGGAGAAGATATAGATATGTGTGGCTTCTTCATCAATAACGCTCCGCAAACTAAGAATTACCACTTTTTCGATTGCGACGACTATTTCAAAACCATAGAAGATATAGCAACCGTAACCTCTGAAATAGATGTAGTCTTAGAAACCCCTTTCAAGACCAACGTTCCTGCCACAATAATCAATTTAAAGAACGGTATCCTACACATTAAAGCAGAAAGTGAGATATTCTATTACGATTTACAGAACCCAGCGACGACTTTCCTACTTTATTTAAAGAATCACAAGTATGAGTATCAATACAGGAAAGCGGATTTCTATGATTCTAATATATTGTTCATGTGTAAAACTAAGAAGACTATAGACATTTTAGAACACTTCATACCGAGTGTGAATGATTATTTGATCATCAACAGAAAACAACTTACGAATATTCAGAAAATTAATGCCGACTTAGTACACTATCACTTGACAGATATGACTCGAATCAACGAATACACTCAATTATTACTCATGCAACACTATATGTTTGTCAAGTCAGATGTTAAGAAAGATACAAATAAAAATACAGATAAAGATACAGAACTGTCATCATCATTTAAATCAAAATTAGATGTTCTAAACTTTGATGATGAAAAATATATTTCAAATTTCAACACTCTTTCAGATTCAGACATAAGAAGATTCAATCATCTTCTTTCCACGACTGATAAAGGCATCTCTATCATTTATAATAAAGTGTATCCAAGGAGCTTGACTCACATCAAAGAGTATGAGATTGAAAAACAAAAGCAACAGGCGCCTATAAAGGCAGTTATAGAGAAAGATATATATGATATAAAGACATTGAAAACCCTTAAAAGCTCTATTACTAATCTTGGTAAGCGCGATTTCGAAGATTTCAACATCATAAAGACTAAACTTGTTGAATATAAGAACAAGGCAACTAAATATATACAAAATACCATTAGGTTTTTTAACAAAAGACATAAAATACTTCCTAAACTCATAACATATAGCCTGGACAAATATTCTCGCGAATCATCCTTATTTGATGATATAGAAGTTCATCATCATCAGGATGAATACGATGATCCAGATGAATACATCCCGCCAAAAATAGTCACTAATAATGAATATGAAAGCGAAATACTTCTTTTAGGACCCAAAGTATCCCCTAACCAATTACGCCAATTATCGAATTTCATAGAGAATTTCATCAACTATGTCAATAAGGCTAAGAAATCCAAAATGACAAAGGAATCAGAGATGCTCATCGTTTATAGTTGGGTGATAATCTTTGTTCAAGTGTCAGATACCCTCTTTGACAAAAAGAAAATAATGGATGAATACAAAACATCCTTCTCTACCAAGGGATTTCCCATAGATAACATTGAAGCAAATTTCGACGTGGTTTATGATGTTGATAAAGACTCTTCTATTTTGGCTTACACGTCACTCTTTTTCATGAACAGATTCAAAATAATTAAGGTAAATCAAAAAGAAATCATGAGAAGTCTCTACAATAAGATCAACGATATCCTGCGATTTCAACCAGACATCGCTGCTAAAATGCTATCAAGTAAGCTCATAAAGGATACTAAGACCACTCAAAACCAAACCGCCGCTAAGTATCTTAAGATGTTTAAACCTTTTAACCAGGACATCACAACAATAGAACTAACTAAAGATATAGACAAAGATGCCATTCGGCGCGCTAAGAATGTTTTCAATGAAGTGTATTCGATGCATGTAAAAAAACCACCGACAGACGATGATGACGACAAAAACAGAAAACAAGATATAATCATTCAGAAAGTTAAGCGAACATTCAGTGTGAAGGCTAAGACTACCACCAGTTCTGAAGAACACATCAATTCATTTCTCAGTGCAAATACATGGATCCCGAAAGAACTCGTAGATATTCTAAAGAATGCCGCCAATAATGCGGATGCGAATGCAGATGATGATGATGATGATGAGCTTTCTCAATATTTAGAATCTAATGTAAGATTGTTATTTGATTATTTAGGTAATAAAGCGATAGAGAAACACTTTATAAATATAGTTAAAGAATTAGAGACTGATAATACTGATATGATCGCCCTCTTAGACAGAGTGGGACATTTCAATATTAACACATACATGAGCGATGTTATTAATCTCACTAAAAAAGGACATGTATATAAGTTCATGACTAATTACTCTGTGATGGATTTGTTTATAAATAACGCGCAAATATTACAAAAGCACCATATACGAGACATTGATGTTTTATTAAAAACGAGTTTATCTCCATCAATAAAAATATATGCCTCCTTGGCGCTCTTAATATCATCCATAATCGCCATGTATAATGAAATTTTCAATAAAAATAAAATACCCTCCACAAAGACGTTTGTGGAAATACAAACGTTTATAGAGGAAGATATGAAAATGTCAGTGTCTCTTTTCAATAGATTTATCATAGCTTGTTTAGAGAATAAGATATCATCAAAAATAATTATTGATAAGGAAGTATTGCGTAGAAAATATAATTTACTAAGAAGCGAAGAGCGACAAAACGATAACAATAAGGTTGCCAACATGACTGATGAAGAGATAGATCTTTACTTTGCGTTTAAAAAAATAGGTTTAGAGTTAGAAGAAGACACTGTGCGACGCGAAGAGTCCACCAATATAGACTATGGTGATGGTGACGGTGATATGCATGAATATGATGGAGATGTATAAATAGTCTGCTCAGATAGATTCTTCAACTTCATTTTGAAGAATTTTCTCATCATTCGTAACTTCCCACATATCCTCAAATCTATATTTTAATTGCACACGACCTACGTGATTAAATATGGCATCATCGAGAATTTCATATTCCGTCTTCACACCGACGATGATGATGTTGTTGATGATGATTTGATCTGACTCTTCTTTGATGTCAAGCTTCATGACCTTACCATGATTTCTACCGTTCCTATGAATTATCATGTCATATTGAATAGTATCGGGAGATATTTTAAGCAAACTCTTTACACTCAAGCGCGAGTTAGGTTTATTTAAGGATTTAATAGAATTTAACCAATCTTCTATATATTGAGTCAATTGTTTATCGGCATTTGGATCATTTATATCTTTCTTGATGACGAATTGTTTTTTTGATAGTGCCGATATAAAGACGCTGTTCGGGAATTCTGCATACCACAACTTTTGATTGTCTATGTAGGGGTATTCTGGGAGGTAATTGATACCGCCTTCATTCACACATGATAAGAAATGTTCTTTATCTTTATCTTTATCGGTTTCTCTTTTTTTATCTTTTCGTTTAATATGACAAGTGCTTATAATTGTAATGAATAGATATACAGATATAGATGCTACTATTAACAGAAATACAAGCATTTTTTACTTATTATTATTAGATTAAAGATATATATTTTTCTTAGACCTCTTGAGTTAAATCTTTAAGAAAATTCAATATGGCTATTTCAAAGTCTATGGGGGATAATGAGCTAAAGTTATTTAGTTGGCTAAACATGTATATCTGAATCAATAAAACAGCAAATGAGTTCAATACATTAGAGGAGAATATCTTTAAAACATCGTAGCCGCTGGTATAAAATACACAAGCGAACGTGAATAGAATAGTTGTGACAATTAAGATGATGTTGATGATCACTACTCTTCTCATCCACATTTTATTGTGATTATCGCGTTGTTCTTTGACAGCTGGTTGTTGAACGATGAACTTTATTATTTCTGTTTTCTCATCAAACTTATTTTGAATTAAATCCCTCACTATGAAAAAGAAAAACATACTCAAAATAAAAAACATCAAAGTCACGTCAAGTAATACATCGTAGAAATATAAAATCATCATATTATTATAATAAGATATATGTTAATAATTTCAACATTACACGAAACAGTTTTGAGTCTTTGTGAATCACTCATAGTTTTTTTCTTTTATACGAGCACATTAGATAAACAGTTGATCGCTAATAACTTGAAAGAATTGTTTAGATTATTTAATAATAAAATTGAGAGTTGGAAGATGCTTCTCAATTCTAATAAAATAAAAAACACGATTGAAACAGTAAATCAAGAGCATATGTCAGATGTTGCTCAATGGAGAACTAATAAGAATAATATAAGATGGAAAATAGTTGCGTTTTGTTCCATATTGTTGCTCTTAACACACATAGTGATAGGTATATTATTTATCATCATTCAAGCTAATCCAATACCAATGATTCTGCGTAATACTGTATTAGTTAGCATAAACGCTTTTGTTGAGATAATGTTTGTCTATATGATCTTGAATTATAGGTTCATCTAAATATTGGTCTATTTATATCTATATCTATACACCAACACAATGACACATAACACAATCATACTATATAACAGTGTCTTCCATTCACCAGAAGTCTCCAACATTTTCTCATATCCTCGATGATGTTTCTTTACGAATTCATAACAACTTTGAAGGGCACTCTCCATGTTGATGATACCCTTTTGATTCACAGTGCTCACAATATACATATTTTTCATTTTACCTTGATGCGGTATAGTCCCATATTTTTGTCTGACAAAACCCGTATCTTTGGACATATATGATGAGGTAGCATCATCTTTATATAATCCATCATAGAAAGTTATCATTTTAGGTTTAGGGACGCCAAGTTGTCTCACAACTTCCTTCCCTATTTCCTTAATAGTGCAATCACGAATCTTCTTCTTCAAATGAGCACTATAATTGTTTTGATCGATCAGTGTGCAAGACCACACAGTCTTTATAGTCTTATCCTTTGAATACGTATCCAAGTATTTCGACATCGGTAATATTATCACGTTCCACTCACCCGTACAACTCCAACACCACTCATCCCTATAAGGAACTTCCTCTTCAAAATGTAGCTGAAATCCTATAGAAGCGTAATACGAACCGTATGCCCACTGTTTGAACTTGTCATAAGGTAGCCAATTATTTTGTAGGCTCGCATCAGAGTTTTTCAAGATGCCACTTATCGCAATAGGAGGTAAAGCAAGAATACATTCACGCACCTCTATATAATTATTGAGTATATATCTGTCCTCTCCTGAAACTCTTATGCTATCTATAGCTGTGTTCAACATCAGCTCGACATTAGCCGATTCCTTTAAATAGATTTCTGCCTTCTGTATCCATAGTTCGGGATTCTTGAGCTGCTGAATATTCGGAGGAGGGCGCTGCATCTCATCAAACAGATCTTGTATGAGCACTCTGTCTGGTGTGGATGCTGCGGTCACTGTTATTATATACAGCGCTTTCTTTGCTTTTTCACTCAGATGATCAGAAAACTCTTGGACAGTCTGATTATTCTCGATGAATCTCGATATTATTAACCCAGAGACAATCTTGATAACATCGGAGAATGTAAAGTTACCTACAACGTTCTTACTGAGATATACGGATAATAGGGCGTTACGATACTTATAAGTATTTTTAAAGGTATTCTTAACACCGAGGACCTTGCACATTTTAAAAAATCGTTTATAGTTTGATGTCATTATGTGAGGAGAGTGCTCTGTATAATATTTAGAATCTTGCCACTCCACACGCCAACATCCTCCCAGAGTGCGTTCTCTTTCGACGAGTAGGATTGATTTACCCGTTTTCTGTAACATCATGGCGAGGGCAACACCACTTGGTCCTCCTCCTATAATAGCTATATCGTATTGTTTCATAATAAGTTATTATTTTTTACAGATATTAAAAATATACTGAAACACTCTTACTAATGCGAATACTATAAGTAATGATTATGATGATCATAATGATGATAATGATGATGATGATTATGATGATGATCATGATGATGATGATGATGATCCTTGAAAAAACAATACAGTGAATGTGATTAAGTTCGTTGCGCGGTGTCGCTAAAGACGCTTCACAAAAGAAATTAATATTTAGAATTTAGCACATCTTACATAATAATGATTCATTACAAGAAAAACTCGTAGAATAATATACTGTCTTTATTCCAGCGTTGTGAATATACATAGAACAATTAGGACATGGTTTGGAATACTTCAGAGGATTTTCCATAGAGTCCTGACCAATTCTTACGACGTATAATCGGCAATTCTTAAGCTCAGTTCGCGTAAGTATTTTTTTAGCTTTGTTTATAGCAGCTTGTTCAGCGTGAATGCTAAACTTGCACGGTATAACAGTTTGATTAAACCCAAGAGAAATAATCTTATTTTTATAGACGATAACACAACCGTGCTTCTGATTCATGTTGGATTTCTTCGCCATAGACACAGCATTATCTATAAAGCTCTGGGTGTTTGTCTTGGTGTTTTTCGCTTCATCAATATCGATTCCAATATAGGATCTTCGTTTCCATGTGTCTTCACGGTTCAAATACGGACATATCCAATGATCCTTATCTGTTGTCATTTTATAAATAATCAATTCGTGATTTACAAATTTAATAAATATAAATGAATTCATTCTAAATCATTTTTTAAGCGATGATCAGCGTGACTATAATTCTATACAAGACAAAATATAGAATCGATTTAACAAGATACCCGTATGTATAGATTGAATAAGGCATATACAGATCTATCATTTCATTCACCTGTGTAGAGTTTAATAAGATGAATAAAAGCATCATGATGATCGCGCTCTTAAAATCATCATTCTTGAAAGTGATAAGTTTGTCCATCGTGCTCATTGTGGGCGCACTCTCACTCGCAACTGTAGCAGTAGTAGTAGCTGTAGTTGTAGGCACAGGAACACTGCGTTGAGCTACATATTCGCTTTTCTTCATGTTAGATAATTCATTCTGTAGATCATCGAGCTGCATTTTCAATTCATTATTCACTGTGTCATCATGTGGCGCGGCAGCATCACCAACATCATCTGTAATGTCTTCAACATCCGTTTCAAGAATATCTTCAATCTTAGTTGATTTCATTTTAATTTAATATTATTTACATCTTTATTTGTCTTATTGAGACGAACACTTTGTAGCATATGGGTGATATTTATAGCAATTCTCATCAATCTTATATATCTTCTTCGAGATATCCTTTACGTTAGGACCTTTCGTGATGACGCAAGAGTCGCCCTTACAAGCTTGTCTAAAGAGAGATGCTAATCCTAATCCAAGAATTATAGAGACTATTATTGCGATCGATTCGTTCTCCATCAATTTCATCAACATTATATTTATTTATATATCAAGCACATTTATTTTTCACCCTTTATATTCATATTTATGTAATCTTCCATGGAGGGCGGAGACTTATTATTTTTCTTATTATCCACATCCTTGAAATCCTCTATAATCGGCTGAGGTTCTATTTTGGACTCATCTTTTGGACATTCGATTTCATTGCTGTGGTATTTGTAGCAAGAGTCGCTTTTATCTTGATACACCAGATCAGAGTTATCAGGAGATGGAAATTTATAGACGATCGTCTTTTTAGGTGTCATGATATATACAAGAAAGATGCCGACGCAAAATGAAATGGTGAAATAGGTTAGGTTTATCTTTTCAAACATTTAAATAAAACAAATATTTTTAATTACTTGCCTGGGAAAAGCAATTTGCAAAGTTCCTCTTTGGATTTGGACCTGTATGAAGCGGGTAGTCGCTTTTTCAAATTAGGATTCGCTAACATCTTCTCGATAAGTTTATCTTTCGAAATGGCGTTATTTTTAGAACTAGGGCGCGCAATGCACTCTTTTAACGTCTTGAATAAGAAAACCTTCAAATCTGTTTCGGATACGTCGCCCGTAAAAAGGGTTTGCTTGAGTAGATCCTTTGCAGTTTTCCCAATCTTCGCTGGGGCTTTCTTAGCTGGGGCTTTCTTAAAGGAGGCATCAGCAGCATCAGCATTTTCAGCAGCAGTATCAGCTGCAGCAACATCAGTATCAGCCGCAACTTGAGTCGTCTTCTTCATATTCGTAGTTATCGATTTATTGACATCGGGTTCTCTTAACATTACATAAATGTTTCCTTTATCTTTTGCTGCATCAAGCGTGGCAAGTTTCTTATTCACACCCTCGATGTCATTAAACACTTTATTTATCATTTCAAGCGTTGGTTCAGTCTCCATGTCATATAAATATGCATATACGAGAGATCTGTATTTTTTTCTCATTTCATACATGTTTTTTTCTTCGCTGTTGATCATATGATCGACTATCCCATACGCAGGTCTATCTATGTCTATGATTTTAACCCCATTCTTTTCAAGGAGAAACCTCTCGGGTGTTTCAGATAACTTCAGGGCTTCCCTCTTCTTAGGTGTAGTATTCAATTCGTTGAGCAAACGATTATATGATTCTAAATAAGCCTCCATTTTATTACACAAAGAATTTTATTTCTTAAAATACCAAGTCTATTAAGCAGAACATATAGAATATTATTATGGACAGCACTATCGAAATTACTCCAATAGAGTATATTGTATCTGTCTTACTTTGAACACCGAACTTCCTAATGTTACCGTCTTTATCGAAAGCTATCTTTGGTTTCACGATGAAGAGGATTATCATACTCAAGATAAAGACTATGATGCTATACGAAACTCGTGAATTCAACATTATTATTATTATTAACAGATTTTATTATGTTATATTAAATGCTTTGTATCATCATCATTCTGTTTATATGTATCATCATCATCATCATATCGATATATAATGTTAGGCATAGCAAGAGACTCATTGATAACTTTGCTCAAGGCATAGAAGACATCCAACTTTCTATATTCGAGAAGATCCCAGACAAACTAAAAGAGTTCCCTATAGGAATATCGGCAAGACAGAGCGCCCTATGTATGTTCGTGACAGATAAGAATAATAACGTCCCGAAAAATCCCACGGTTGGCTATGCGTTAGATACAGACATCCCATATCTGAATGCGTTTCAAAATTTATTCGATTTTCAAACAAAGCTCATTGACTCATTTGATTCAAAGGCATGTGATCTGATCTTTCTGAAAGCCCCCACAGAATCGAAAGCATTTAAAGACCTTAACAGCAAATATGGGATATATACAGTTAATATTTCAAGTCCTAGTGTATCCTTCTGGTTTCCTTTTTCACAGAAGCGTAAGCTCTTTAATGATTATAGGAAAAACATTGTGGAAACATTGTTCATACCGAGTATTATCATAAACCCTAAAGCGATCTCGTTGAATGAAGAGGCGTCTCTCATCTTTAATATGCATATAGGAAGGGATGTTGATAAGACAAAACTGCAGAGACAGAGGCAAAAATCGCAGTTTTTTAGTAATATTTGGTGGTCGAGAGAGTTAGCGGATCAATCTCTGAAAATAGATTTTCAATTGATGAAATATAATTTTAAAGAAGTTGATAGAAATAAATCTTTAATTATTTATGATGATATTATGGTGATGATAGGAGATAGAATTATCCTGAGCGGTCAATTTAATGAAAACATGAATGATTACTATTACGTCACTTTAACTGAACCTATAACACTAACAAATTATTTGGTGAAAAAATCGAACCATATTGATGAGTTCACACTGATGAATGGTGACCGTGTGTTTTTTGATAATAAAATGTATATCTATCAATACGGAGATTATATCAAAGAAAAGAAGCCAGTGAAGAAGCCAATGGCATACTATGACTGTGTGAATAAGTCCGATTATTCTGTCAATACTTCATATAATACAAAAGAGGCTTGTGAGTCAGAATATGATGTTTATGGTGAGAAAAGGTCTTCTATAGATACTATGTGGTTTAAGAGGTGTAAAAATAACATAGAGTGCGAGTATTATAATAAGGGATATAACAAATTTCGGGGTGGATGCAATAATGGAATATGTGATAAACCATTGATGAAAGATGATAATAAATTATATTATGGAAATAATCCAGAAGATTATGCTTTTGAAGAGGATACCTATGATAGGATAGAACAAGGTCTTAAACCCATATTGAATTTAAACTCGTAATAGATTAGATAAAAATCTTAATAAATTAGATAAAAATCGTTAGCAGTCAAAATGTGATCATCAAACAGCAACGATAACTCCACACAAAAAAATGCGCATCAAGTCGAAACCATACAGACTTACTGAGATCATCCATCCGAGGGAGATACTCCGCGCGTATCATCGAGGTAAGCTGACCAAGTTTCAGGTGCTTCATACAATCATCCCCGACAATGGCTACTACACATTCGGAAGATATAGGTTGGCAACCGTCAGAGACTACAAGCGGTTTGGTTTTGATGATGTGGAAGCTGGATACACGTATCAAAACATAGACGACAATATCTCTCTAACACTGGACCCGTGGAAGTTTTACACTAAGAGTGATAACGACGGCAAGGATAACGACGAAGACGACAACGAGGATGATGATAGCGACAACGATGATGACAATGATGATGACGACAGCAGCGATGATGATGGCGACAGCAGCGATGATGATGGCGACAACGAGGATGATGATGATGATGTGGATATCGACAACGAGGATGATGATGAGGATAGCAACGACGAGGAGGATAAGAATGCAGAATAATATTGCGCTCACATCATCCAATGATTTTTCTTGAAATAGATGAAAACAAGAGATGACCGCTTCTTATGAAAAAACAAGATATGAAATTGTCAATCTGCTGAATGATAGATATCCACACGGTATAGGCTGTGAGGTAGGTGTCCTCCGTGGAAATTTTAGCAAACATCTTCTAAAGCATTGGAATTGTAAAAAATTACATCTGGTTGATGCTTGGGAAACATACACAGAATATGATGAAAGATTTCATGAACACAAAGATAATTATAATTACACATTGAACCACTTGAAAGAGTATGGGGAACGTGTAGTTTTTAATAAAGGATTTTCTCACGTGGTCGTAACAAACTTCGATGACGCAATGTTTGATTTCATATACATAGATGCTAATCATTCTTATGAAGGATGTAAGCAAGATCTAAATGTGTATTGGAATAAATTGAAACCAGGTGGTATAATAATGGGCGATGACTATCATTTAGATCCAATTGAAACTGTCAATTTTGGAAAAGGTAATTGTATATTTGGTGTGAATAAGGCAGTTAATGAATTTATAAAAGAAAAAAAGATAATAATGAACCTTGAATACACTGGCGATTGGAAATATTCTTCTGGATTGGTGTCGAGAAATTTTATCATTCAAAAGAACTGAATTAATTCTTAGTATTTGACATCGGGACAATATGCAACTTGGAGCATTTTTTTTACTGGTATGTCAATATTATATAGGCCTGGAATTTGTTTGATGAGTGCGATACAACGGGTTTTGTTTCTGAGTTCCAACAAATGTTTGCAGCTTAATCCAGACTTCAGTTTCCTGTATTTGAAATCTGGACAGCTGCACAAATTTGCTCTGACGTTGATGAAATAATGAACATCTTCTGTCTTTATCTTAGCAAGCTTTATTCTGTTCAGTTTATCAACATAATAAACGTCTATTAATTTCGTGAGTTGAAATGACTTTATCTTGATGATGTTTTCACCAGCTTCCTTGTATAACTCAATGAGCATTTCATTCAATTCTTTTTTCTTCATCAAAACCATATTAGATATGAGAGAATTAATGGATGTATCCAGTAACAAAAGTTCGATGTAATGTAGAATGATCTTTTTTTTGATAACATCAAAACATAAGTCTTCGTATAAGTTTATTGTGTGTTTAAAGATGACATAATTGTCTGTAATACCAATGTCTTTGAATTGTTTTGTGATGGCTGTGAGCATGTTGTCAAATATGTCGAGAAGTATGTTTTCCATATTCTGTGTGTTTGTAATATCATCCTCTCGTATATCGTTATAATCTATGAGTGCGTTTGTAACTATAATTTCGTTGATGTTGATATTCTCAAACATGTTGTTAAAAACTTTCTTAATACAGGTTATGATAACTCCCATTTCTGTGTTGGAAATCTTGAAAGTCTGAGTCAAACCATTTATGGTGATGCGACAAACTGCGTCTGGAAATGTTTCATATGTGTAAGCGTCTGTATCGTTGTCACTTGTGTTGTTGTTGTTGTCACTGTCAACGTATTGGATGTATGCGACAACTGGTATTTCACTGTAGCCAGGGACAACTTGATCTTTGTTATTGCTCATCGTTATAATGTTTATGTAGCCAGGGACAACTTGATCTTTGTTATTGCTCATTGTATTTAATCATTTTATCATTTTATCATTAAATAATTAAATCAAATTTTGATATTACACATTTTCTCATCTACTAAATATATACATATAACATAGTTTATTAGTTTATTGAATGAATAATTAATGCTACATTTTCATAAACATATAAACATATAAATCATATTAAAATAAATATCTATGATAGATTAAAAATGATTTACTTTGATAGATTATTGAGGTTCATTAGAGGGGATATGTTTTTACCAAATATATGCTACGTCGATTGTAAAATGCAGTTTAATAAGAATTTGAATTGTGCATGTAAGTCCTTCTGTAGGCAGCTTCCATCGAATGGTAAAGTAAGTATTGTGTATGTAAAACATAAACAATAAAAATAAAATAAATATTTTTTTGAAAAATGGATGATGATTTTTATTTAAGCAACATATAAAAAATAAATTAAAAATGAAGCGTTTTTCAGAATTGTTAGCGTTTGTATATAAATCATCAACAAACAAAACTATGCAATTAGGTAGATGGTCTTTGAAAAACTGTGATTCTTCACATGCCACATCTTTTTATGCAAATAGAGATCATTGTGGAGATACACTTTGTAAAATGCCGAAAAGATATGATGATAAAGATTATAATTTATCATTGATAAAAAATACAAGTGAAAACGTGAAGCTATAGTTTATTATATTTTTAAAAGATATGAGATATACGATTTATTTTGAGTTAAGACGGATAGTAAATAAAAAACTATTCCAATTAAAATATGAATGTAATGAGGAAGACAAGGTTGTGAAGTAAATCTGGAGACAAGTGCACAATGTGATGAGTGAGGAAATAATCCCCAAAAAATTGCATTGGCTATTAATATCAGAGTTAAAAGTATGTGTGTCATTATTTTAATATAAAGGACATTTTAAATAATAAAAGTTTTGATTTTATTCATCATTATTTTGATCATCAACATCATCATCATCATCATCATCAACATAAATATCATCATCGTCATCATCGTCATCATCGTCATCACCTTTTATTCCAGTAGTCAATAACTTCATCTTTATAGACAACGACTGACACTCCTGTTTGAGAAGCTTAAATGAATAAGGAACTTTAAGAGCAGTATTCTCTTTAACATCATCCCCATCATAACCTACAAAATATTTCAAATTCTTATTATATATGATGTCATCACCATTCTCATCGACATATATGTGATGAGCCTGTTTATCTTTTCTATTCGTCTTGACAACACCATCAGCACGTTCCATAATAGATTCTTTTAAAAAACTCGAAATACCATGAGCAACAATAGCGTTAGTCTCCATCTCACCTATACGTAATCCACCATCATTCGACCTACCTTGCGTAGGTTGTTTCGTCACATTCTCTATAGGACCACCATCATCTCTGTAATTTATCTTATCATCAACCATGTGCTTCAATCTATAATAGTATGTTGGTCCAATAAATATATCCGTTTTCATCTGCTCACCAGTTCTCGCATTATACATTACCTCATTAGAATATCTATTGATTCCCTTCTTTTCTAATTGATTCATATATTCATCCACATTGTGATTATCATAAGCCGTAGCATCAATCTCACTACCAGTTTCACAAGATAACCTATTCATTATACACTCTATGAGATGCCCTATAGTCATGCGCGATGGAATCGCATGTGGATTGATGATGATGTCTGGAACGAGTCCATCCTTCGTGAAAGGCATCTCAACTTGTGGCAAAATCATCCCAACGACACCCTTCTGTCCATGCATACTCGCCAACTTGTCCCCTAAGACTGGACGTCGCATCTTTCTCATACGTATCTTCAAGTTATTTTCATTATTTTTCTCATAGACATAGGCCACATCAATCTTGCCATAATTAGTCTTCTTAGTCGCGACCGTCTTATCCGTATATTTAGTTGAGTTTAAACTATCATTGAATATCTTCGTCTTATCTTCACTCACCTGATCTATTTCCTCTACTTTGCCTATCATCGCATCTCCCTGATTCATATGCGCATTCTTAAAAGGCACACCATTCTCATCTATGTTTTTGTAATTATCAAATCGCGTATTCACATCCACACCCCTCTTCCTTAATTCCTCGGGATTCGCAAAAACAAATCTATGTCTCTTGTTATCAGATATGTATTCCTTATCTAATATAGTCTTGAAATAAGATACATTAAACAAACCTCTGTCTATAGAATCCCTATTAATCATAATAGAATCCTCTTGATTATATCCAGTATATGTCGCTATAGCTACTATGAGATTCTCACCGTTAGGCAACTGATCCTTAAATACATATTTAGATAGTTTCGTGGATACTAAGTTCTTCTGAGGGTAATGTAAAATATAACTCGCAGTATCTATTCGACTGTTATAATTCGTAGCATACACACCAATAGCCTGCTTACCCTGTTGTCCACTAAACACAATACGCGGAGCTTGGTTATGATTTACAAAGGGAATCGTATTGGTATAATAACTGAGAGATAAAGAAGGATGAATTTCACAGTGCGTATGTCTGGAAGTGATGTCAGCTTTGTTCATCGCGATGAGTAAATAGTTAGACTCATGAACATCAACGTATTCTATATATTTACCTAAGAAATCCTTATCATACCAGCTCTTTATTCCCTTTAAATCCTCCAGATTAGCGCCAGCGCTTGCTATAAACAGAGGACGAATACAACGCCCAGAGTCAGTGCTGATTCTAAACTCGTTTAGCTGCACATCGTAGAAGAACGTAATTTGATAATTCAACTCATGTGCACGCCTGGCAGTTCTCAAAGCGTCGTAAAGCATAACAGGATCGTTATGAATACCTATGATATTATTATTAAGAAATAAGATGGTGTTCGATGTGGCTTCGTGAAGCTGCAAGGTATATAGCGGCTTGAAATCGTTTTTATGAAGAATGGCGAACAGTTCTGTGGTGTCTTGTTCGCTCGTTATCTCACAAGTTATGGACATGTGCTTTAATAGACCAATGTTCGCACCGTCTGGAGATTCGAAAGGACACATGTATCCGAATTGCTCTGAACCTAATCTGTGTGGAGCCGCTAACTTGATAGATCTATCTATGGGAGTATTCACCCGACGCACGTGCGACACATATCCTAAATAGGAAAGTCTGTTTAAATCCTGAACAATACCAGCTTTCTCAGGATCGTCTAACATTCCCCAGTTTCCTTTAAAAGTTTTATACATACCCTCGTCTATGAAAGTTGGAGAGAATATCTTATATAAGTCGCCTACCATCACGAGATTCTTAGTCATTTGATTATAATTGGAGGCAAACTGAGCGTCAAACATGGTATAATTGCGATCTATCGTTCGAATGACGTTATTTCTAAACTTATTATAAAAATCTCTGAAAACATTCGATAACAAAATCCCCGAGACATCGACGCGTTTGTTCATATAGTTGTCTCTGCTATTGACGGGAATCATACCAATTGTCGCCTTTATCATCTGATTGATGAGATATCCAAAGAATATGGCTTTAGATTTATAGTCGTTCATGTTTGGTAGGAAGTCCTGAAGTAAAACATATTTCACATAATCTACGTCCTCGAACGCTGCGAAGTTCTTTAAATAGTTTAGAGCGTCAATTTGGGTATAGATGTGATCGCCGTCTCTGATTAATTTCTTACTGTCTATGATCATCTTGCGCACCATTTCTACCATTGCTTCATTCTCTACTTCATTTCCATACAGAATGTGTGTCATGATCTCTTTATCAGACTCTACACCGAGTGCGCGAAAGATTATAAACACTGGTATGTTCTTAAGCTTGATACTCATTATATCTACTACTATGTGATGAGCACCAAAGACATCGAAGGAGCTGGTATAATCAGCTTCGGCGGAGTCATCAATTGCCCCTTCAGCACCAGCTTCAGAAACATTATTAGCGCCATCATCTTCTGTGTCGATAGTTTTTCTAAAATTCCTTGGTTTATTCATAGTATAAAGATACAGAACTTTGGCGAACAGCTTGTTATCATCTGAAACGGATCTACACTCTCCTTTAAGAGAATAATGTAAGTTTCCAGCCGTAGGAACAGATAAGAACAATTTATTAGGCGCAATACGCTCCTGAGAGATGATTACTTTTTCTTTTCCATCAATGATGAAATATCCTCCTTGATCATATGGACACTCACCGAGTTTAGTTAGTTCTTCTTTATTTTTACCGTGTAAAAAGCATCCATTCGTGTGCAACATGATTGGCAAAGAGCCAATTCTAATATCCTTATGCACAACATCAGTCACTTCACCAGTTAGAAGATTCTTGAACTTAATCAAAACATCAACAGTCATCAAGATATTATAGGTCATGCTCTTTAAACGGGCTATATTAGGTAGTATAGCCTCAGTGCCATCATAAGGTTTCTCCATGCGAACATCGTTTCCATCTTCGCCTCCGATGAACACTTGGACTTCATATAACTCCTTCTGAGTAGTAGAGTGATTGTCTTTAAAAATCAAGGTGAAAGGATTCAACGTTTTTATGGTATAGGGAACTGTATTATTTATGAAGTTATCGAAAGATTCTATTTGATGTCTTGACAAGTAATTACTGTTCGTCTCAAAATATGCATTTATGATGTCCCAATCATTCATCATTATGATTATTATTAATTACACATAACTTATTATTTTATCAAAAAAAGTAATAGAAGCAGGTTAAAAACAGAGTGTAATAGACTTTGTTGCCTTCTATGAACCGTCTCAACATATCCCATTGAATTATAGTGCGATTCTGAATGAACTGTTGTTTGATGCCATATACTTTAAAGAGATACACTTGAAAGAATCTGACAAACATAATGCGTTCGTTATCACTTATGTGCGAGAGGATGATGGAGTAATTGACATCATTCAGGAATGAGTATTTATCATTTAAAGTAAAAGTATATCTGATCTTTTCTATGATGGAGTTTGGTGTGGTGTGGGTCGGAGCGTTTATATATTTGGCAATATACGTATTTAAGAGCGTTTTTGAATTACATTTGATTATCATGGTTTATAATTCATGAGTGAAATTTTTATCGGTATTCTGGACGATTTGTATTTAATGAGATCCATCTTTTCGTCAATCTCTCCATTCAATTCTTCGATGTGTTTGTTGAGTCTATCATAGTATTTATAGGGCAGATTCAAGAGCAGTTCTTCATAGATTGATGATAATTTTTCTTTATGAAATGAGAGATCATCCATTTTTACGCTGGAGTTATCGTTAATGAACTTATAATAGGTCTTCAATACTTTATTCACCGTATAGTGAAGGTCTTGATATAAATTGTCATTATAATTGCTGATGTATTTCATCCTACTTAAAATATTGGCGATCTGCTTATTTCTTTCAAAGGGATCGTAGTGTTCCAGTGAGTTTTTCTTATGCGCTTTTGCGTAAGAAGTATATATATACACGAGCATTATAATAAAAAGAACAAACAACATATTTATATTTATATTTATTTAATGACATTTATTTGATGTCATTTATTTGATGTATATAAAAATATGGAACGATGTATATCAAGACTATCTATAGTTTCCATTCCAAACTATAATGAATAACAATAATATTAGAAAATAATGAAGATCTATATATCACAAAAAAGAGATAATACAATGGTATGATTCTATATTTTGAATAGCAACAGTAGTATGCTTATGAAACCGAAAGCGATCCCTAAGTAAAACTTATCAACGTAGGTAAGAGACATATTCAGACCGTTCTTACTGACTGCCGTTATGACTCGTTCTACTGCGGTGATAGTATTCAATATGACGAGGTGTAGTGGAGTGTTGATGAATTTAGTGGTTTCGTCTTTAGATTCCATAAGCTTTGATAACTTTTTAAGATTCTTGCTTTTGTCTTTTAAAAGATAGTCATAGGTATCTGACTTCTCATTTAGTAATTTGGAATTCTTTTGTTTATAATCAAATTCTGTTTTCTTACTTTTAAAGTTATCGTCAAACTCTATGACACTCGCCATTTATATGTATTTATTTATTTTTATGCGTGATGTCGTGATGCGTGATGTTGATGTTAAATGATGTCGATGAGATTGACATGACCTAACATATGACGTCTGCAACAGATGCGGTTCAATGTCAATTCATCAAGGATCTCACTGTATCCCCAAGATTCGTTGAAAGCCAAATCCTCAATGGTTGATTCTTTACCCTTACGTTTGTTCTTTTCATTAGCCTTTTCCTCCTTCATCTGTTTTTCCTTCTCTGTTTTCTTTTTATTAAAATAGTCCCATTTGTCTCCGATTACCTTACCAC